TATCGGCTGATATTTCCAGAGATGAGCAAATTCATGTCGCCTGCAACTCTTTGGTATGTGCTGATATGGGTTTACGTCCTAGCGTTTCTTTGGACAAACTTAGGAAGGCTACTATAAATTGGATCTTCGAACCGTTAAATCATATATCAAACAACAAACATTTAAGCAGAAAATTTTGGACTGATTGTAGTGATCGTCTAATGTATGAGGGCAAAGCCCCAGAACTTTCTGACACTAAACGAGGCAGGATGCCTGCGTTCTTTGAACATGCAAACACCAACTTACCCAAGTACGCTTGAATGGGGACGTATCGAAAAGATGATTGACGATCTTGACGAGCAGTTTCCAGACAAGTTTCCAGACCACACACTATCAGAAAAAGAAATATCTTATAGGGCTGGTCAACTATCAATTATTAGATTACTAAAAGAAAATCTCAAAGGAGAATAACTATGTGCCTCGCAAGTATTTTTGGAGGGGGTAGAAACAATACCCCAACTCCACCAACCCCAGCCCCACCAACCACTCCTCCACCTCCAATGCCAGTACAACAGGCTCCAACACCGATGCCTGAATCTACTACACCTGCTCCTGTACAAGAGGATCAGACTAAGAAGAAGGCAAAAGTAAAAGCTAAGAAAGTTTCTAAAGAAGCAGCTAAGAAAGGTACAACCCAACTAGCTACTAAGAAGCCTAAAACAGGTGGACTAAAAGGAATCACAACTGGACAAGGTACTAACACTGGTGGTGGTGGTTCTGCTGGAGGAACTTATTAATGAAGAACGCACGGCAAAGATACAACGAGTTATCTAGTCACCGTGAACAATTCTTACATGTTGCTTATGAGTGTGCGGAATTAACTATCCCTACATTACTAATGCGTAACGAAGGTGATGCTTTATATCAAAGCTTCCAAACACCTTGGCAATCAGTCGGGGCCAAAGGAGTTACCACGCTGAGTTCAAAGCTCATGCTAGGTCTCCTACCCCCGTCAACCAGTTTTTTTAAACTACAATTAGATGATTCTAAATTAGGTGTAGAGATACCAGCTGAATCTAAAAGTGAATTAGATCTTAGCTTTGCAAAGATTGAGCGTATGATTATGGAAAGCATTGCAGCTTCGACTGATCGAGTTCAAATATTTGCAGCCTTAAAACATCTTGTTGTAACAGGTAACGCTCTTGTTTTTATGAACACAGACGGTATGAAAGTGTATCCACTTAATCGTTATGTTGTAGAAAGAGATGGTAATGGTGAGGTTGTCGAGATAGTAACTAAAGAAAGAGTCAGTAAAAAACTATTAGGTCTTCCAGAATTGGATGCAGAAAATAGTCCTAACGATGACTCTAAAGGTGACTACAAAGGTACAAAAGATGTAGATGTATATACATGTGTAAAGATCGCAGAAAATGGATGGCGGTGGCATCAAGAAGCTAACGATATGATCTTACCTGACAGTGTGGGCAAAGCTCCAAAGGATAAAACCCCCTGGCTCCCATTACGTTTTGTAACTGTGGACGGAGAAGATTACGGACGTTCTAGAGTAGAAGAGTTCCTTGGGGACTTAAAATCTTTAGAAGCATTAATGCAAGCTATCGTTGAAGGTAGTGCAGCTGCAGCTAAAGTTGTCTTCACTGTCTCACCATCTTCTGTAACTAAACCAAGCTCACTTGCTAATGCAGGTAACGGGGCTATCATACAAGGTAGACCAGACGATATTGGTGTAGTTCAAGTAGGTAAAACTGCTGACTTCCAAACTGCATATCAGATGATTAACATGCTAGAGAAGAGATTAGCTGAGGCTTTCCTTGTACTCTCTGTACGTCAATCAGAAAGGACAACAGCAGAAGAAGTTAGAATGACCCAGATGGAATTAGAAAGACAGCTTGGCGGGCTCTTCAGCTTGTTAACGACAGAATTTTTGATACCATATTTGAAGAGAAAGATGCACACTCTCACTAGATCTAAGAAGATACCAAGTCTTCCTAATGGTCTTGTTAAACCTACAATAGTTGCAGGTATAAATGCACTAGGTAGAGGACAAGATAGAGAAGCATTAGTACAATTTATAACTACAATAGCCCAGACAATGGGGCCAGAGGCTTTAGCTCAGTACATGAATCCTGATGAAGCTATTAAACGTCTTGCAGCAGCTCAAGGTATTGACATCCTTAACCTTGTTAAGAGTGTACAAGAACGTGATGCTGAACAGCAGCAAGCTATGCAAGCACAACAAATGCAATCTTTAACTGACCAAGCATCTAAGTTTGCTAATGCACCTTTGATGGATCCTCAAAAAAATCCTCAAGCATTAGAGGCAGTTGAAGGAGCAGCACAAGCACTACAACCACAGTAATTATGGCAGAAACAATCCGCTACGACACTTCAGATGATCCTGTAGCAGCACAAGCTATTGCAGAGAAAGAAGCTGAGTCTTTAAAAATAGGTGAAGAACTTATAGCCAAGCAAGACAAAAGACTTGCTGGTAAATATAAAACAGCTGAAGAATTAGAGGCTGGTTATCTTGAACTACAAAAAAGATTAGGTGAAACACCTACTACAGATACAGAGACAACTGAATCTGAACCAGAGTATCAGTTATATTCTGATGATGGTGCAGTAAATTATGAGACTGCAAATGAGTTATATGGAGAACAACTAGGAGACTTATTTAAGTCCAACGACATTGACCCATTTGCGATGAGCAAACATTTTGAAGAGAACAATGGTTCACTTAGTGAGGAAATGTATGAGCAACTTAATACAGCTGGGTTAAGTAAAAGTGTAGTTGATAATTATCTTGAAGGTGTTAGATCTGAAGTAGGATTTAAAGCTGAAGCAGCAGAGCCTGTGCTATCAGAAGCCGAAGTTACAGAACTTAAAGGTTTAGCTGGTGGTGAAAAAGGTTATGACACTTTAATGGAATGGGCTGGTGATAATCTAGGTGAAGATGCAGCAAAAGATTATGATGCTGTATTAGCTACTGGTAATAAATCAGCTGTAAAATTTGCAATAACTGCACTTATGGGAAAATATGAAGATGCCAATGGACGAGATACTAAACTTGTTACAGGCAAAGAGTCAGCTCCAGAAACATACAGAAGTATGGCTGAAGTTGTACGAGATATGAACAAACCAGAATACACTACTGATGAAGCGTTTAGAGATGATGTCATCAGAAAGTTATCCGCATCAAACTTAAAAGTATAGGAGCTAAAAAAATGCCGATGGGAAAAGGAACTTACGGAAGTAAGAAAGGCAGACCTGCTAAGAAAATGAGCAAGGGTATGTCAAAACTACCTGCAGCTGTCCGTAAAAAAATCTTAGGTAATAAAAAGAAATGAACAAAAGAGGATCTGGTAAAAAAGTCAACTCAGTTAACGTACAGAAATCATGCCCTAGTGGTTTTTACATGAAGGATGGTAAATGCGTACAGGCTGGAGTTGGTAAAGAATTTAAACCATAAAACAAATGGCTGTCAAAAAAAAGAATGTCAGTCTTAAGATGGGAAAGCACAAGTCCCGTACTGGTGGACTAACAGCAGCTGGTAGGAAAAAATATAATAAAGCTACTGGCTCAAATCTAAAAGCTCCACAACCTAAAGGTGGTGCTCGTAAGCGTTCTTTCTGTGCTCGTATGAGTGGAGTTAAAGGGCCAATGAAAAAACCTAACGGTAAGCCAACCCGTAAAGCTTTGGCACTACGTAAATGGAAATGCTAATGGACAAAAAAAAGAAAAAGAATTTTGTACAAAAAATATTCACACTTCCATACGATACCATTGATGTTTATAAAAAACTAAAGGGACGTACACAGAAAACAAACAGTGTAAATGAGCAATCACTAGGTCATAAATAATGGCATACAAAAGCAAAAAGAAATGTGGATGTAAACACGGAGGCAAAAGAAAGTAATGGCTAAACGTGGACTATACGCAAACATACACGCCAAGAGAAAGCGTATCAAAGCTGGCTCTGGTGAGAAAATGAGAAAGGTAGGGAGCAAAGGAGCTCCTACAAAAGCAAACTTTAAAAGGTCTGCTAAGACCGCTAAGAAAAGATAATTGAAAGATTTATATATCTATCTAACTTTACTAACAAACCTATTTATTTGCTCTGGCGTTATACGTCATTGGAATAATATACCATCAAAACACTATGACACCACAGAACATTTTTCCAAACGAAACACCCCCAAGACCTATGAACAACCATAACCAGTGGCACGATGCTGAAGAAACTAATGGTAGGTTTGCCATGCTCGGCTTTGTTGCTGCTATCGGCTCCTACATATTCACAGGACAAATCATCCCAGGAATCTTTTAATCCATACTACGACTCTCATACGAGATGGAAGATGTCGTGTTTTGACTTCGAGCTTGCTAAGATCGGGGTCTTAACTGATGAGAGTCTGGATAGACAATCTCAACTTAATCTTATAAATTTCTTT